AAGAGATGCTTGGAATTCTTTAGTGATGAGTAAAGGTTGTCCTAAAGAAATAAAAGAGGCCAACAAAAAAGACTGTAACAAATTAAGAGAAGATGGTGCAGTTGTTGAAGTTGGAGAAAACGATACTTTGATAATTCAAAAGTTACAAAGTGAAGATGAAAAGTTTGGCATCTTTGGTTACTCTTACTATTTAAGTAATAAAGATAAAGCAATCGCTCACACAATTGAGGGTGTTAAAATATCTTTAGAAGGTATACAAGATGGTTCTTATCCAATCAGTAGACCTTTATACTTTTATGTTAAGAAACAACACATTGGTGTAATACCAGGTGTTGAGGAGTATGTAAAATCATTTACATCTAAAAGAGCAATTGGACCTAGAGGTTACCTAACAGACTTAGGTTTAATACCTTTGGCAAATCCACAAGAAGCAATCACTCCCGTAAAATAAAAATATAACCAGCGTTGTATAAATAATGCAATGCAACAAGAATTAGAATACAACGCTGGTAACTTCCAAGAGTATGACTATGAGTGCGAATTTATAGATTGTGAGTGGCGACAAATTTACAATCCAGACCTGTATGAAACACATATCTCATATAAATAATCCTATCGTTCAGCCAATAGGCCGGAAGTAGGCAATGCCGAAGGAACGCACCTAACTTTAACTAAAGGAGGGTGTAATGATAGACAGATTCACCCATTTATGGAAAATGAGAAACAAGGAACAAAACTTGTTATCAAAAGCTAAAGCATTGTTTAGTGCAAGAAGCGAAGTTGACATAAATGCAAATGGAACATCTGGTTATGTAGTAAAACACGGTACAAATAAAGGTAAAGTGTTATCACATAGACCAACCAAGTCCACAAATAATTGGTAAATAAAAACCCCCTAGTAGAAATACTAGGGGGAAAACAAAAAGAGAAATTAAATTGTTATCTTAAATAGAGAGGGCCTGTCCATTGAATTGGATAATTACCGGCAAGAACATTACCTCTTGGTGAATTTAAAGCAGGCGCAGCCCAACTGGCCGCTTTCAACACATCACCCTTTTTAAAATGTTTAAAGTCTTCTTTAACAATAAAAGAGTGAACTGAGTTTCTATTAATAACTTTAATGAATTTTTTACCTGGTCGTACTCTCCAAGAATTTTCAAATTCATTTTTCATATTATCGTTGTCGATAAAATCTTTATAATCAACGTTACAAGCGTTAATCATATTTTGTATACCTTCGTCTAAGGTTTTAGCTGATTGAACTTTTTGCATAGTTAAGCCGCCTTTCTCATTAATGAATAAGGAACTCTCCACTGAGCACCTTCAGATTTAATTTTAGCCTTGGCATTACCAAGAGCTTCAATAACACCTTTGTGTTTACGACCATTAGGTCTACCAAAGATTACTTCGTCACCTATGGCAAAGGCTCTAACTTTAGCCATTTTTACCATTTCAGATAAAATGTCTAATTCTTTTTCAGACATCTTATTAACGTTTTCTTTAAGTTTAATCCAAAATTGAGGGTTGTTTTTCATAGTTTAGTCCTTTCTTTAACTATTGATTCTTATAATAAAGGTTTTTATTCAAATTGTCAAGCGAAATCATAATATAAATTATCATAACACCTGAAAATATACCAAAAGCTGCAAAACCAGCGCCTATTAAGAAGTTATTTGCTTCAATAGCGCCTACGGCAAATACCATTGAGAATACAAATAGAACTCCAAGAGTGTTCATTGTAAAATTAAGTAGTTTTTTCATAATTATCCTTTGTTTTTTGTTTATATACATACTATACCACAACTAAATAGATAAGTCAAGTAAAAAATTCAAAAAAAATAAAGAAAAAAGCGAGTAAAATCAACAAAAAATGAAGTATTTTGTTCTTATTTTGTTCTTTTTTACGATTTCCTGTCAAAATTCAGTGAAAAATTGTAAAATTAAACCAAATGTTAAAGAAATTGCCGAATCAGCAATAGAAAATCATCAAAATTTAACGGAAACTGAGTGGAGAAGTGCGGATTTGATCTGTGAATACTGATAAATACAATTATGACTTATTGCAACAATTGTGGACACGAATCTCACTGTGGAAATCGCTATTCTGTAACAGATATCGACATTACTACAAAAGAATCTTACGAAAGAGAAGTTTGTCCTCATTGTAATTGTAAAAAGTGTATAATAACAATAGAAGACGAAGAAAAATATAACATAGAAAGTTAATTATGGCAAAAATGAGATTATTTAAGTTTTGGAATGAAGCTGGTGATGAAAAAGAAAAAGAAGAAGTTAGTTTGAAGAAGGCTATTAAAGCTGTACAAGGTGATTTTAAAGATAAAACTATCAATGTTGAATACATTAGTAAAAAGGGCAAAGAAATGTGCCATTCTGTAATAATACCAATTGGTAGAAAAATAAGACAAGCAATTTTACAAGAAAAAAGAAGAGAAGCTTTAAAGGCTGCTAAGGCTAGATAATGCCAGGTATCAGTAGAAGTGGTGACGAAGCCGGAGGTACATTAAGTGCTTCGCAATCGACAGTAAAGGTAAATAGTAGAGCAGTTATTAGAAATGGCGATGCAGTTGCTGGTCACGGTATCTTTCCACATATTCCCCAAACAGTGGTTGCTTCAAATCAATCAAAAGTTAAGATTGGTGGAGTTTTAGTAGTAATAGCAGGAGATCCAGCAGCTATTTGTGGTGAACCAGCATCAGGTTCAAATAATGTGTCAATAGGTTAGTAAAAACTTTATAAATATTACCGTTATGCCAAATTTCGATTCATCTACTACTAACAAAAGCCAAAGAGCTAACGTTACGTACAAAGATTTAGACTTAGATTTTGGTCGAAATATGGCGACAAATGACGTAAATAAATTAACAGACGTTAACGCAGTAAAAAGAAGTGTTAGAAATTTAATTAACACATCTCACTACGATAGACCTTTTCATCCAGAATTAGGTTCTAGTGTGAGAGCAATGTTATTTGAACCTATGTCACCTCTTACTGCTTTAAATTTACAAAGAAAAGTACAAGAAGTGCTTATAAATTTTGAACCAAGAATTAAATTAGTACAAATTACAGCTAATCCTGATATTGATAGAAATTCTTACCAATTGAGAATATACTTTTATGTTGTAGGTTCGGATAATTTAGTAGAAGTAGAAACATTTTTAGAAAGATTAAGATAAAATGGCCAGTAATAAATTAGAAATTTCAGATTTTGATTTTGACGCAATTAAATCAAATTTAAAAACATTCTTACAAAGTCAATCAGAATTTCAGGACTATAACTTTGAAGGTTCAGGTTTTGCAATTCTCTTAGACACACTAGCATACAACACACATTACCTAGGATTTAACGCTAATATGTTGGCGAATGAAATGTATTTAGATTCAGCTGACATAAGAAAAAATATTGTATCATTAGCTAAGATGTTAGGCTACACACCTTCATCCGTTAGAACATCAACGGCAACAATAGACGTTACTGTAAATGATGGTTCAGGTGCTTCAATCACAATGCCAAAAGGAACATCATTTAATACTTCAGTTGAAGGCACATCATATCAATTTGTTACTAATGAAGCTATTACAACAACACCTACTGAAGGCATTTATAAGTTTTCAAATGTTCCTGTTTACGAAGGCACTTTAGTAACTTTTAGATATACAAATGATAACTTAGATCCAGATCAAAGATTTTTAATACCTTCAGAGTTTGCTGATACAAACACTTTAGTTGTAAAAGTTCAAACAAGTGTTTCTGACTCAACTACATTTACATACACTAAAGCAAATGGTTTACAAAATGTTGGTGCAACTACAAGATCATATTTTTTACAAGAAGCTGAAAATGGAAAATTTGAAGTTTATTTTGGTGATGGTGTTTTAGGTAAATCTTTGGATACAGGCAACATTGTAATATTAGAATATATTGTTTCAAACGTTGACGCAGCTAATGGTGCTTCAAGTTTTTCTATTAATTCAACTATTGCAGGATTTTCAGATTTAACAGTTGTTACAAAATCTAATGCTTCAGGTGGTACACCAGCAGAATCAAAAGAGTCTGTTAGATTTAATGCACCTCTTTCATATTCAGCTCAAAATAGAGCAGTTACAACAAATGATTATGAAACTATAGTAAGATCAATTTATCCTAGTGCTCAATCAGTAAGTGCTTGGGGTGGAGAAGATGATGAAACGCCATTATACGGAGTTGTAAAAATAGGTATAAAACCTCAATCAGGTTCTACTTTAACTGATACAACAAAAGAAAGTATCGTTCAACAATTAAAAACATATAATATAGCTTCAGTTAGACCACAAATAGTTGATCCTGAAACCACTTCAGTTATCTTAACATCAAATATAAAATTTGATGAAAAGTTAACAACAAAAACTTCAGATACATTGAAGTCAAATGTAATTACTACTTTAACTAATTATAATACATCTACATTACAAAAATTTGATGGTGTGTTTAGATATTCGAAAGTTGTAGGACTTATAGACAATACAGACACAAGTATAATTTCAAATATTACAACTATAAAAATAAGAAAAACGTTTACACCTACATTAAATTCATCTACAAGATATGATGTATATTTCAGAAACGCATTATATAATCCACATTCTGGCCACAAAGCAGATCAAGGTGGTATTTTAGAAACTTCAGGTTTTAAAATTACAGATGATACAACTGTGTATTACTTAGATGATGATGGTCAAGGAAATGTTAGACGTTATAGTTTAGATGGTTCAGTTAGGGTATATGCGAACAATACACAAGGTACAATTAATTATTCAACTGGTCAAATAAGAATTAACTCATTAAGTATTGCTTCATTGGAAAATATTAGAAGTCAAACAACAAGCGTTTTAGAATTGACTGTTAAACCTAATTCAAATGATATTGCACCAGTAAGAGATCAGATTATAGAAATAGACGTTTCTAATTCTTCTATAACAGTTGAAACAGATACTTTTGTAGGAGGTTCTGCTGATGCTGGTGTAGGTTATACGACAACATCAAGTTACTAGGAAAGTAAATGGCAAAGTTTACTGATAAAATATCAAATCTTTTAAACTCACAACTACCAGATTTTGTAGTTGAAGATCACCCAAAGTTTCTTCAGTTCTTAAAAAGTTATTATACTTTTATGGAATCTGCCGAATTAACTTTGACAGATATTCAAACTACAGATGGCATACAATTAGAAACAGAAACAAATCAACAAAATGAATTAGTTTTAGATGGTTCACGTATAGATACAGATAGAACACAGTTAGACTCTGGTGATAAAATATTATTAGAAAGTTCGTCTTTTGGTAAATTTACTAGAGGTGAAACGGTAACCGGTCAAACTTCAAATGCTACAGCAACAATTTTAGGTGAAGATTTAAATAACAATAGATTATTCATATCAGCACAAGATAAATTTATAGAAGGAGAAATATTAGTAGGTTCTAGTTCAGCTGCTTCAGCAACCATAAATTTATATCGTCCTAATCCAGTAAATTCAATACAAGAGTTATTAAGCTTCAGAGATCCTGATAAAGTAATTTCTAACTTCTTAACTAAATTCAGAAATGAATTTTTAAATTCAATACCAGAAAATTTAACAGAGAGTATTGATAAGAGAACATTAATAAAAAATATTAAATCACTTTACAGACTAAAAGGTACACAAAGTGGTCATCAAATATTTTTTAGAATGTTATTTGGTTTAGAATCTTCTACAACTTATCCTAGAGAACAAATACTAAGAGTATCAGATGGTAATTGGAGTACATCAACAATTATCAGAGCAATAGGTACAGTAGGCAATACTTCAAATTTAATTGGTAGAACAATATCAGGACAAACCACAGGCGCAAGTGCGTTAGTTGAAAATGTATTTAAATTTCAAATTGGTGCAGATGAAGTTTCAGAATTTGTTTTAAACAAATCTAGTATATCAGGTACTTTTCAAGTTGGAGAAATTATCAGAGCTACAAGTTCAGATGAATCAGATATTTTTATTAAAGCAACAATTACAGGATTACCAGATAATGCAACAATAACAAATGACGGTAGTTTATATACAATTGGTGATACTGTATCTTTAACTGCTGGTGGACAAGGCGCAATTATTCAAGTAAATGATATTGGTCGAGGTAGCATTACAGAAATATTAATAGATGATAATGGTTCTGGATATGAAATAGGTGATAGTGTTGTTTTCAATAATACAGGCACAGGCGGTGGAGCTGCTGTTGCAAAAGTTTCAGTTGTTAACGGTGGATTCACACAAGAAGAATCTACATCTACCGTTGACGATCACATAGTTTTAGAAGATGAAACTGTAAGAGGTGATCCTTACACAGGAAATAAAATCGTACAAGAATCTGGTTCAGGTGATATTACAGATGTTAGAATTATAAATGGCGGTAGTAACTATAGTAAAACACCTACATTAACAGTTTCAAGTTCAGGTGGTTCAGGTGCAAGTCTAGTAGCATATGGTTCAGAAATAGGAAGAGTATTAGATTTAAAAACTATTGAATCAGGAAAAGGTTACGAAAATTCTCCTACACCTCCAACTTTATCTTTACCGACAAATGTTTTATTTAAAGATATAACAGGAGGATTTACTGTAGGTGAAACAGTTACAGGTTTAGATTCTTCATCTTCAAGCGTAACAGGTACCATTGTTAGTATAGATACGGATAGAAACGTTTTAAAATTAAGTTCAGTTTCAGGAACTTTTGATACAGAAACAATTATAGAAGGCAATACATCTGGTGCAACTTGTGTTGTTTTAAAATTGGATGAAGCTACAGCCTCTACAACTGTAGTATCACAATTAGAAACAGCAGGTACTTACATAAACCAAGACGGTCATATTTCTGAATCAACAATGAGAATACAAGATAGTTTATTGTATCAGGATTTTTCTTATGTGTTGAGTGTAGGAAGATCAATCACAGAATGGAGAGATTCATTTAAATCAACTATGCACAGTGCTGGTTTTTATTTCATAGGTCAAGTTAATATTGAATCACAATTAAATTTACAAATTAGAAATGTAACTACATTAAATTCTGGTGCTGAGGGCACACCAATACAAGATATATTAAATACACTATTTACTACACTCTTTGGTAGAAGATTAGGAACAGAAACAGATGGTACAACTTTAAGTTCAAATCCTCAATTGGGTGTCGGTGTTATACCAGGAGATAGTACAATTACACAACTAGGCGCTGGTGAGAGAGATGTTACATTAACACAAAAAGTAACTTTAAAATTACCAAATTATAAAGAAGTTACCACTTATAGAAATAACTCTACAAGATTCGGTGTGGGTGTTACAGGTCCTATGTTTAAAACATTAAACAAACATTTACTAGGAACTAACTTTGGTAGTCAAATTAGAATTGAACAATTGGCAGATTTGAGTTTAGAAAGTACCAAAAATACATCTCTATACTCAATAACACCAACCTTTGATGATTATCAACAAAGAATTAAAATTAACTTTGCGATACCATCTGAAATCGGTGAGAAAGATAATAATAGTTTTGATGAAACAAATATTACTTTTGATACAGATTCATATAAATTTGATGTCGCTTAACGGTATAAATAGTATTATTAGAAATTAAAAGATATGGCAAAACAAACAGTAAATATAGGAACAGTCGCAAATGACGGTACTGGTGACGCAATCAGAACCGGTGGTGATAAGATAAATGATAATTTTAACGAACTATATGCTCATCTAGGAGGAGATACTCTTCCTTCAACTATTAAGATTGATTATAGATCACCTACTAATACAGGACAATCTGGTGATGTACCAGGTTTAATTACATACGATAACTCTCATTTATATGTTTGCACAGGTACATATGACGGTACAACAGTAATTTGGAAAAGGATTACAATAAGCTCATATTAACATTATAAATATTGTAAAAGGAATAACGAATGGCAGCGATTATAACAAATAAATTTAGAATCCACAACTCAGAGCAGTTTGTGGAATCTTTTTCAGAGGCTTCACCAAATGTATATTATTTGGGAATAGGAAGACCACAAGATTTTACCACTTCAACAAGAGGTGACAGTAGAACCGAAAATGAAGGTTCAGACGTTTCACCAATCACACCAGTTGATTCAGTTGCAGATGAATTTTATGTCTATGATGATTTACTAGCTGCCAAAAAAGTAACATCTACAGATGTATCATATGTTATTCCAAGAAGAAACTGGACTACAGGTACAGTTTACGATTACTATAGACACGATTATGGTAACAGAATTACAGGAACAACTACTACACAAACAAGTGATAGCAGTGCTTCTACTTTATGGGATTCAACTTTTTATGTAGTATCAGCAGATTATAACGTATATAAATGTTTAGATAATAATAACGGTGCAGCTTCAACTGTAGAACCTACAGGTACATCAACATCTATTTTAACAACTGCTGACGGATACAAATGGAAATATATGTACTCATTATCTGCTTCACAACAAGTTAACTTTTTATCAACTGACTTTATGGCAGTTGCAACAGACTCAACTGTTTCATCAGCTGCGACAGACGGTGCAATTAACATTGTAAAAATTAAAACTGCTGGTTCAGGTGCTACAGTAAATTCTACATTTACAGGTATTGCAATTAGAGGTGACGGTTCAGGTGGTCAGGTTTCTGTAACAACTTCAGGTGGTGCAGTAACAGCCGTTACAGTTACCAATGTAGGTTCAGGTTACACTTACGCTTATATTAGAAACGCTGACATTGTATCAGCCGGTGCAACAGACTTAACAGGTTCTGAAATAGATTGTATTATAGAACCAAAAGGCGGACACGGTTTTAATGCAGTTAAAGAGTTGGGTGGATATTACGTAATGTTAAATACTAATTTTGAAGGCGCAGAAACATCAAACTCAGGTGACTTCACAACTGCTAACAATTTTAGAAGAATAGCTTTATTAAGAGATCCAGAATCATCAGGATCAGCTGCAAGTGCAAATACTTTAAGAGGTATGAAAGCAGTTAGATTTGCAGCTTCACCAACACCAGGTTCATTTACTGTTGATGAAGAAATCAATCAGGCAACTACATGTGCTGTTGGTAAAGTAGTAGAATGGGATTCAACAAATAGAATTTTATATTACATACAAACAAGATTTAATGACGAAGGAGTTGATAGTAACGGTAATTTAACTGCTTTTTCAGGTACAAATGTTATTACAGGTCAAGGTTCAAGTGCTACAGGTACACCATCAGGCACAACTGAAACTGTTGATAGTATAGCATTTACTTCAGGTTATGCCGGTGCTGAAATTGATGCTGACTCAGGTGATGTTATCTATGTAGAAAACAGAGCACCGATTACAAGAGCTTCAGATCAGACAGAAAACGTTAAATTAATTATTGAATTTTAGAGAGGAATAAATGCCAAGTCCAACTGACTTTAACCTCACGCCTTATTATGATGACTTTACGGAGAGTAAAAAGTTTCACCGTATTTTATTTAGACCAGCGTTTGCTGTTCAGGCGAGAGAGTTAACACAATCACAAACTATATTACAAAACCAAGTAGAGAGAATGGGAGACCATTTTTTCGAAAAAGGTGCTATGGTTATTCCAGGTGAAATCGGATATGATTTAAAATATTATGCAGTAAAGTTATCAGCAAAATCAAACTCAACAATTTCGAATTATATAGGTGTTGTTTTAACAGGTGCAACATCAGGCATTAAAGCAACCGTTGTAAATGCAACTGCTACAGATGGAACTGATCCAGATACTTTATTTGTAAAATATAACCAATCAGGTACTAACAATACAGATAGCGTATTTGCTAATGGCGAAACTTTAAATTGTACAATAAGTGGTTCAGCAGAAACAGCTACAGTTGACACAACAGCAACAGGTTCAGCTGCTGAAGTACAAGAAGGTGTTTATTACATTAATGGATTTCAAGTACAAGTTTCAAATCAAACAATAATCTTAGACAAATATACAAATACACCAAGTTACAGAGTAGGTTTAACTGTTACAGAATCTTTTGTAACTTCAAATGATGACGCAACATTAACAGACAATGCGGCTGGTTCTTCTAACGAAAATGCTCCAGGTGCTCATAGATTTAAAATAGATTTAACACTTGCTAAGAAAACTTTAACAAGTACCGAAGATTCAAATTTCGTAGAATTATTAAGATTAAATGAAGGTTTATTACAAAATAGAGTTAGAACAACTGACTACGCTGTAATCGAAGATACTTTTGCTAGAAGAACATTTGACGAATCTGGTGATTACTATTTAAAACCTTTTGATATAGATATTAGAGAACACTTAAAAGATGGCACAAGTTCAGACTTAGATATTCAAAGAGGTATTTACACAGCAGCTAATGGTGGTTCTTCAACAAAATTAGCAATTGGTTTATCTCCAGGAAAAGCATATGTAAAAGGTTATGAAATAGAAAAGTTAACAACTTCTTATGTTGATGTAGATAAGGCAAGAGATTTTGATACACAACAAAATTTTAATACTAGATTTGACATTGGAAACTTTATTAATGTAACAAATGTTTATGGTGCACCTGATGTAGGATTTGTTTCAGGTGTTTCTGAGGCATTTGCTAATGTAAATTTATATAAAGAATCTACTTCAAGTAGAGGTACTGAAAATGCAGGTTCAGGTTCTAGTATTACACAAATAGGTAGAGCAAAATCAAAAGGCTTTGAATATTCATCTGGTACTGCTTCATCAAATATATTTGCAAGTTCAAGTTTAACAAGTGCTGTTTACAAACACTATCTTTTTGACTTTGTATTATTTTCTCATTTAAATATTAGAACATCACAAGGATTTACAACAGGTGAAGTTGTAACAGGTGGTACTTCAGGTGCAACTGGTGTTGTTCAAAGTATTTCAACTGATACAGACGAAACAATTAGTGGCGCAACAGCAGCTGATCCTGTAGTTATCACAGCAACAGGTCATACATTAAAAGAAGGACAACAAGTTACTATTTCAGGTGTTTCTGGTATGACAGAATTAAATGGCAATGTTTACACAGTTAGAAATCCAGGCACAAATGACTTTCAATTATATGACACAGATGGTACAACTTCAATTGACGGTTCTGGCTTTAGTGCATATTCTTCAGGTGGTGTAGCAGGTCACGGTGTTGTAGTAATATCAAATGTTAAGGGAGAATTTGTAACAGGAGAAACAATTACAGGTGGCACTTCTTCAAATACAGCAGTTATTCAATCAGACGCAGTTGGTTTAAAAGGTGTTACTAACTTTGATATTGTTGATTTAAAACAAATAGGACAACCAGGTGGTGGTGATAGTGTAACTTATACTGCTGATGTATCATTAGATAGTACAAATGGAGTTAACACACAAATTACAGGAACAATAGACATAGGTTCAGGTTCTGCTGATGTTCAAGGTATTAGTACAAGATTTACGGAAGACTTAAAAGTAGGTGACTCTATTTCATTTACAAATGATAGTGGTAATACCGAAACAAAAATAGTGGAAGCAATTATATCAGATACGAGTTTAACTTTATCAACAGTATCAGCAGCTGCTTCAACTAAAACAATTGTTACAAGAAGAAGAACTAAAATTCAATCACCTGAAAAAAATATTTCTATATTTAAATTACCTTATCAAAATATTAAAACTTTAAAAACTACTTCAAATTCAGGTTTATCTGACACTAATTTTTCAGTAAGACGACAGTTTACAGATACATTATCATCCGAGGGTATTGCTACAATAACTGCTGGTACAAATGAAACTTTTGTTGGTTTAAGTGAAAAAGATTTTTATGTTACAATCACAGCGACAGGTTCGGGTGGTACAGGTGCTGTTGGTGATGTTTTATCATTAACAGGAAATAACCACGAAGGTGATGATATCTTTACAAGATCAGGTTCACCTACAGGTAAAACATTAGAATTAGATTTTGGCGCTAACTATGCCGGACACGATATAAAAATTTTAGCAACAGTAAGTAGATCAGTTGCAAATTCAAAATCAAAAACATTAAACGAAGACCAAACCGTTGCTATATCAGATCAAACTACAATTGAAAGTGGTACTATTGGTTTAGGTAAGGCAGATGTTTATGTATTAAATAGAGTTTATATGTCTGCTGACTTTTCAACAAATGCAACAACAAGTGATACAGATATAACAAGCAGATTTAATTTAGATTCAGGTCAAAGAGATAATTTCTATGACATTGGTAGAATTGTATTAAAAGATGGCGAATTAGCACCTACAGGTAGATTACTAATTGACTTTGATTATTTCTCACACGGTTCTGGAGATTACTTTGATGTTGACTCTTATTCAGGTGTTATTAATTATGAAGATATTCCAAGTTACACTTCAGTAACTACAGGAGAAGTTTATCAATTAAGAGATGTTTTAGATTTTAGACCACGTGTTGATGACGCAAGTACAATTAATTCAGGTAATCAGGATAGAAGTTTTGATGGTACTGGTGCTTCGACAGTAGATGTGGTAAAATTTGAAACAGATGTAACAGCAGACTTTGAATATTATTTACAAAGAGTAGATAAAATCTTTTTAGATAAAGAAGGTAATTTCAAAGTATTAAAAGGTTCAAGTGCAAATACACCAGATATTCCTGGTAAGTTAGATAACGCAATGCACCTATACACATTATTTTTACCTGCTTACACATTGGATATTGCTGATGTGGGTATCGAAGCAGTTGATAATCGAAGATATACAATGAGAGATATTGGTAGATTAGAAAAGAGAATTGAAAACGTTGAATACTATACTCAACTTTCACTATTAGAACAATCAGCACAATCTTTACAAATACAAGACGCTGACGGTTTTGATAGATTTAAAAACGGATTTATAGTAGATAATTTTACAGGTCACAATATTGGTGACGCCGGTAATACAGATTATAAGGTTGCTATCGATTATGCTAAAGGTGAAATGCGTCCTACTTTTAGTGAAGACGCTATCTCATTAATAGAAAGAGATGATGATGGTACAGCAATTGTAGCTGCAGATAGAACAGATTCAAATTATCAAAAGACGGGTGATTTAATAACACTGCCATACACAGAATCAACTTTAATAGATCAACCTTATGCAAGTAAAACTGTTAATGTAAACCCATTTGGTATATTTACATTTATTGGTTCTATTAAATTAACACCACCAAGTGATGAATGGAAAGAAACTGAGAGAGCGCCTGACCTAGTAATTAATAATGATGATGGAAGTTGGGATACTTTAGTTAAAGAATCTGGTAATCCAAACTTACAATCAGTAGAATTAGGTACTATTTGGAATGAATGGCAAAATCATTGGACAGGTGTTTCATCAACTAACTCAACTGAAACATATAGAAGAAGAGCTGGTCACGGTTGGGCAGTTATGCAACGTGATATTCAAACTACAACTAGAACAGGTACAAGAACACGTACAGGTATTAGACAAGTATTAGTTCCTAAAACTATTACTCAAAACGTAGGTGATAAAGTTTTATCTATTGCATTTGCACCATTTATTAGAAGTAGAACATTAACATTTGAAGCTACAAGATTAAAACCAAATACAAGAGTTTATCCTTTCTTTGATAATGAAGACATATCTTCTTATGTAACACCAGACAGTGGTTCACTAGGTGGTAATTTAGTAACAGACGCTAACGGTGCTGTTTCAGGTACTTTTGCAATACCTGATCCTAAAGTAGATTCTAATCCTAGATGGAGAACAGGTGAAAAAGTTTTTAGACTTACAAGTTCATCAACAAACGATTTAACAGAAGCACCAGATACAGCTGCTAATACAGAATATTCAGCAAGAGGTACAATTGAAACTGTACAAAATACAATTATTTCTACGAGAACAGCAGGTGTAGAATTTAGAGCAACAAATGAAACAGAAAATGTTGTACAAACAAGTATTCAAAGAGGAGCTGCTAGACAAGTAGGTTACCACGATCCTTTAGCTGAAACATTTATGATTGATGATGAAGGTGGTGTATTCTTAACATCTATTGATATTTACTTTAGTTCTAAAGATGATAATATTCCTGTAACCTTACAAGTTAGAAATACAGTCAATGGTTATCCTGGACAAAAGATATTACCTTTCTCAGAGGTAACATTAAATCCTAGTTCAATAAACACAAGTACAGACGGAACAACAGCAACAACATTTACTTTTGAAAGTCCAGTTTACGTACAAGAGAATACTGAATATGCTTTTGTTCTTATGGCAAATACACAAGAATATAACGTTTATGTTGCTAGAATGGGACAAACAGCTTTAAATTCTGATAGAACAATATCAGCACAACCATATGCTGGTGTATTCTTTAAATCTCAAAACGGTGTAACTTGGACTGCCGATCAAAACGAAGATATTAAATTTAAAATTAAAAGAGCAGAATTTAGCAATGTTACAGGTACAGTTACTTTAACAAATGATACTTTACCTACAAGAACATTAAAAAATAATCCTTTAAGAACAACAAATAGTTCAGGTGTTATTAGAGTTTTCCATCCAAACCACGGTATGCACGGTACATCAAACAATGTTACAATTTCTGGTGTTGCTTCAGGCACTTACAATGGTATTTCACACTCTGATATTAACGGAACATATACAAGTATTTCAAATGTAACTTTAGACAGTTACGATATTACTACAAGTGGTACTGCTACAGCAACTGGTGATGTTGGTGGTACAACAGTAGTTGCAACACAAAATAGAACATTTGATGTTTTAAATTTATCAGGTGTACAAACAATGCAATTACCTGGAACAAATGTAAATTATTATGTAAGACCTACAACTGGTCAATCAATCCACGGATCAGAATCAGAATTTAGTTTAACTTCTAACACAAATAAAATTGGTGTAGTAAAAGATGATAATATTTACTTTACATCACCTCAAGCAGTTATGAGTGAAATAAATGAAACAAATGAAATGTCAGGTAACAAATCATTCTGGACTATTTTAGAATTTTCAACAACTAATACTAAATTATCGCCTGTATTAGATACTCAAAGAATGAGTGCATTTACAATTACAAACAGATTAAATAATCCTACTACAGGTAATACTCCAGATTTTGTTGATGATATTGCTTCTACAGGAACATCAACAGCAGCTGTGTATTGTACAAAGTCTATAGCTTTAGAAAATTCATCTACATCTTTAGATGTTAGATTAACACAAAACGTAAGATCAAGTTCAAGTGTAAAAGTTTATTACAGAGTTTTAGGTGCTGAAGATGAACAAACAATTGATAATAAAAGTTGGATAGCATTTAATGGTGACGGTAGTGAAGACACAACTGTAACACCTGCTGAAGATGATACAACATTTAAAGAATACAAATATTCAGCTTCAGATATACACGACTTTACAACTTTTCAAATTAAAATTACATTGACTGGAGATGTATCATCATATCCACCTATTGTAAAAGATATGAGGGCTATAGCATTAGCAGTTTAAGATGGCAAAATTAAAAGTTGAAGGATTTACAAATTTAGTTAGAGATTTAAGTTCTTCAGCAATTGTAAATACAAATCAAAGTGAATACTTGTCTTATATGCGTAAAGTAAGAGCAAGACAAGAACAGAGTGATGAAATAAGAAGTGCTGTCAAAGAGATAAATACTTTAAAGATGGAATTATATGAAATTAAAAATTTGTTAAAAGAGGTAATTAAAAAATAATGGCTATAAGATCAGTTGCATCAACAGATACTATCGAAACATTTAGAACAACGTTTAATACGTTGGGGACAGATGTGGGAGATTTAGGTAATTTAAATACCTCTGATACATCTAATATTGTGGCTGCTTTAAATGAAGTAAGATCACAAACAAGCTCATTTTTTGTTGTAGATGAAAGTTCTACTTCTACTGAAATAGAAACGGGTGAAACATTGGGTATTACAGGTGGTACAAACTTAACTACTACTATATCTGGTGATACTCTTAATATAACTTTAAATACAACAATTACTGGTCTAACAAGTGTTTCTGCTACTACACTTACAGACGGTACGGCCACAATGTCTGGTGGTACTATAAATGCAACGACTATTACAGAAAATTCAATACAAGTTGCAACAAAACCTTTTGCTATTGCTCAAGCGATTGCTTTAGGATAACATAAATAGAGGATATAAATAAAAATAATATTCTTCTAAAACAAGAAAATTTATAAATATAGTTATAAAAGTTTATAAATATTGATATAAATAGTATTAGAAGAGAAAGTTAAAGGAAAAAAATAATGGCTAACGATTTTAAAAGATTTACCGCATCCAGTTTATCAAACAACACCGGTGCTTCCGCTGATGCTGTTTATACTGTGCCTGCTGGTTCTGGTTCTTCGGCGCTAGAATCAATTGTAATAGGTATCACAATTGCAAACAAAACTACAAGTGATAGAACATTTGATTTGTTTTTAGATAACTACACAGGTTCAGATGACGTTTATTTAGCTAAAGGTGTTTCTATTCCAGCAAACACTACAGTTGAATTTATGCAAGGTAACAAAATTGTTCTCCAAAACAGCGGTTCAGCTGGCGATGTACTTAGAGCAAGTGCAGACGCTGGTTCAGCATTAGATGTTGCCGTTTCTGTTTTAGAGGATGTATAATAACAGTTTTAAGGGATAAAAATGAGATACTTACCAGGATTTAAAGTGCCGACAAGTGTTAATAGAAGAAACTTTACAGGCGACGGATCAACTACAGGATTTACAATCACAAGCGGTATGACGGTTGATAAATTAATAGTTGACGTAAACGGTGTTGTACAACTTCCCACAACCAACTATACTATTTCCGGTACTACTTTAACTTTTGATAGTGCTCCTGTATCAGGTCATACTATTCATATAATAGAATTACCAGTTTAATGAAGAGGGATAAATAGAGATATGCCAAGACAAATTAGAGAACAAAACACAGATTTTGAATCAGATACTACGCAGTTACAATTACCAAGAGGTACAACTGCTCAAAGACCAAGTTCAGCTCCTGCTGGTGCTTTAAGATATAACACTACATTAGGTGCTATGGAACAATGGACAGGTGTGGCTTGGGATCCGATCTATGCAGCTCCTTCAATTTCAAGTATTTCATCATCAACAACAGGTCTTAACGAAGATGATAATGCTACGATTACTATTACCGGTGCAGGTTTTAACTCAGTTGACTCTGTAAAATTTTTAAACAATTCAGGTGGTGCAACATTATATACTGCTGGAACAGTTACTATTAATAGTGATACCGAATTAACTGCTGATTATGATGCTTCATTTTTTACAGCAGGTCAAACAATTGATATTCAAGTTTCTTCTACAGTTTCAGGTAAATCTGATATAAGTGCATCAGCATTTACAATTAATGCCGATCCGATTTGGTCAACAAGTGCAGGTTCTTTAGGAACAGTTGCAGACGGAAGCAGATCAGGATATTCAGTAACAGTTACAGCGACAGGCGGTACAGTTACTTACGCATTACAATCAGGTTCATTGCCATCGGGTGCTTCATTAAACACATCAACAGGTGTTATTTCAGGTAACTTAGCTGCAGTTGGTAGTTCAACAACATCAACTTTTACAATTAGAGCTACATCTGACGGCGATTCAGTAAGACAAACAGACAGACAATTTACAATTACAGTTTCACCACCAGTTGTTACATTTTCACCAGACGGTGGTTCATTAGGTTCTCTATTAAACTTTAATAGAAATGCTAACCAACTAACATCAGTAACTGCTTCAATCACTTCAGGTACAGTTGACAGTTTTGCCGTAACATCAGGTTCTTTACCTTCAGGTGTTTCAATGGCATCAAACGGTACTTTTTCAGGAACGGCAGCTGCTGTTGGTTCAGATACAACTTACAATTTTACAGTAACAGCTACTTGTAGTGTTACAACATCAGGCGACTTAACAGCTACAAAAGCATATTCTTGTGTAGTAGGTGCGCCTGTAACAGCAGTATTTAACGCCTCAGGAACATTTACAGTTCCAGCAGGATTAACAAGTGTTGACGTACTGGTTGTTGCTGGAGGCGGAAACGGTGGTGCTGCTGGCGGTGGTATTCAATATGAAAAAGGTGGCGGAGGTGGTGCCGGTGGTTTGATTTACAGACCAGGTTATCCAATTTCTCCAGGTTCACCAATTTCAGTTTCAGTAGGAGACGGTACAGGTCCAAGAACACACTCACCTTGGGGAACAGGTTCCAGAGGTGCTGATAGTAACTTCTCTGGTCTAAACGCACAAGGCGGTGGCGGTGGAGGAGCAACAACAGGAGGATCTGGTGGTGGTTCCAGAGGTAATGGTCCTGGAGGATTTTCAGGCAATCAACCTGGCTTACCAGGAGATTCAGGTTCTTATGGATTTGGAAATCCAGGTGGTAACAACTCAGGTCACCAATCAGGTGGTGGCGGAGGTTCTGGAGGCCGAGGCGGTACTCCAAACGGAGGTTCATCACGTTCTTACTCAATTTCAGGTTCATCTGTAGCATACGCCGGTGGCGGTGGAGGTTACGGTGGTAACGGAGGTGGCGGTGGTGCCGGTAACTATAACGGACAAAACGCTACATCAAATAGAGGTTCAGGTGGTGCAAACGGACACGAAACACCATCAGGCGGAGGCGGAAAAGGTATCGTTATCGTTTCTTACTAAATAATTTTAAATTATTAATTTTGAGGAGTATAATATGAGTGAAGTATATGAAGAGAAGGATAGACCTGAAATAACTGGCGATATGCCGGAGAATTTTCAAAAATTATTTGATTATGGTCCAGGTTCTATCACTAAAGATCACAAAGATGTTGCTAGAGAATTAGCAAATTTTATAGAAGATAATCCTAACATACCAATAACAATGTACCCGGCTCTGTTAAGAGAGAGGTTTGAAATAGTTGAAAAACCTACTTTAAAAGTAGAAGATTCAAAATGGTACAAATATACAAAAGACGGACCTGATTTAGGACCATCTATACAAGGTTTTGATTTGGTTGATGGTGGAAAATTAAAAATTCCATATATCGGATTGGGAGCTAATGTTAATACACTAGACCAATTCATTGACCACGTCATTGAAAAACATAAGCAAATTGAAAGTGAAACTGAGGAAAAATAATGGCAGATACAATTAAAATTGACGGTGTTGAATATAAAGATGAACAATTAACACCTTATTTAAAAAATATTATTGTTGCAAGACAAGAAATACAACAAAGTAGAGTTAGACACAATATAGAAATTGAAAAGATTGATGTTTTAACTGAATACTACAATAAGAAAATTAAAGAAGAGATAGACCAAATAAAGGAAAAATAAATGTCAGCTATTGCTAACCTTACTATAATTCAAGGAACTACATTTAGTTCGGATGTAACGGTTACAGATAGTGCAGGTGATGTTTTTAGTTTAGTTGGTCATACATCATATGCTCAATTATCAAAGGGTTTTGGTGATAATCATACTAGAGTTTCTTTTTCCACAAGCAATAACGATAGTACAGGTGTTATAACTTTAACATTAACTTCACAACAAACATCAGCATTAGAAGAAGGTCGATATGTGTATGATGTTGTGATTGTTAATCAATCAAGTACAGTAACAAGAGTTATTGAAGGTATTGCAACAGTATTTCCAAGAGTATCAGAAAATTATTAAATTCTTGCTATTTTATAGTATAGTTTTATTATAAATATTAATAAATTAAGGATTAATAGGTTATAAAACTATGGTAAAAGCAATTGTAAATCAATCTGGAGGAGTTACTGCTAAAATAACTCCAAATTCAGGTGGACGACCACAACAAGTTGCTGTAACTTTACCAGGTGGTAACCTACAAAATAGTGCCTTATCATTGAAATTATTAAATGATGTAGTAACAACAGGTATCGAAGAGGGTGCCTTATTACAATATAGAGCAAGTGACCAAAAATTTGTTGCTAGAACTGAATTAGATACGGATGCAGGTACGCTAACTTTTAACGGTGGAAGCTTTTAGGGAGATTTAAATGGCAACAGTAATTCAGATAAAAAGAAGTTCGGGAACTTCGGCACCAAGTACACTGAAACTTGGAGAATTAGCTTACACCTACGGAACTGGTTCACAAGGAAACTTAGGTGACAGATTATTTGTAGGTGAAGGAGGCGTTGACGGTAACGGTGACGCTAATAATATAACAGTAATAGGTGGTCAATATTTTACAGACAAACTAGACCACGTTGACGGTACATTAACAGCAAACTCAGCAATAACAGTTGATACAAATAAAGCTATTGATGAACTGTTTATAGGAAATTCAACCACAATCGGTGGTACTATCAAGTTTAACGAAGGTACAGATAACGGTACAAATTTTATTGCCTTAAAATCTCCAAACAATGTATCATCATCTACAACCTTTGTTTTACCTAACGGCGACGGTTCTTCAGGACAATTTTTAACAACTGACGGTTCTGGTAATTTATCATTTGCAACAGTAACACAAACTTTATCTATCGCTGCTGATAGTGGTTCAAACGACTCAGTAAGTACAGGTGAAACAATCACATTTACAGGTGATACAGGTATTTCAACAAGTGTTACAGATAATGAAATTACAATTGACTTAGACGACACAGCAGTAACACCAGGTTCTTATGGTTCTGCTTCAGCAATTCCAACTTTCACTGTAGACCAACAAGGTCGTTTAACAGCTGCAAGTACAGTTAACGTTGCTACATCATTAACATTAGTTGATGAGTCTTCAACAGCAACAACAATTGATTTATTAACCGACACACTTAAAATTTCAGGCGGTACTGGTCTTGCAACTTCGGTTTCAGGCGACACATTAACAATAGACTTTGATGACAATGCTGTATTTAACGGCCTTGATATGAATGGTACTGAGTTAATTTTAGACGCTGACCAAGACACAACAATTACTGCTGATACGGATGACCAAATAGATTTTAAAATTGGTGGTAATGATATTTTAACAGTAACACCAGGTGTTTTAGACCTTAAAAATGATGGTTCAACTGTTTCAAAAATATTATTATATTGTGAATCAAGTAATGCTCACGCACAAACACTTATAGGTGCACCACACTCAGAAAATGCAACTAATACTTTAACACTACCAAGTTCAGGTGGTGATGCTAAATTAGTTTCAACATCTTCAACAGCTACACTTACAAATAAAACAATTAATAGTAATGCAAATACTTTACATATTGATTTAGATGACTTAGCTACGTTTACTGGTACACTATCCGAGTTTAACGCAGGATTACAAGGTGACAGTTTTGCTGCTCTAGCTGCAACTCAAACCTTAACTAATAAAACTATAAATGGACCTGATAACACAATTACTAATTTAGTAAATGCTAACTTATCTGGCTCTGCTGGAATTACAAATGCTAACTTAGCAAATCCATCAATCACAATTGGTTCTGATGAACAAGCATTAGGTTCTACAATCACAGACTTAAATGGTATCACTTCTTTAGATGTAGATAATATCACAGTTGATGGAAATACAATTTCGACAACTAATACAGACGGTGATTTAGTTTTAGATCCAAACGGTAATGGTACAGTTGATGTAAATAATAGTAGAATTACAAACGTAAATGATCCAAGTTCAGATCAGGACGCAGCTACTAAAGCATATGTTGATAGTGTTGCAAACGGTTTAGATGTTAAAGAATCTTGTGCTGTTGCTACTACAGGAAATTTAACAGCAACTTATGATAATGGTGCAGGTACTTTAACTGCTACATCAAATGGTGCATTATCAATTGATGGTGTAACACCAAGTGTTAGTGATAGAGTTCTTGTTAAAGATCAATCAACAGCAACTCAAAACGGTATTTACACAGTTACTACAGTAGGTGACGGTTCAACAGTATTTGTACTTACAAGAAGTCCAGACGCAGACACAGCTGCTGAATTAACAGGCGGTACTTTCTTCTTCGTAGAACAAGGTACAGCAAACGCAGATAACGGTTATGTTGCAACTCACAACGGCACGCCAACATTTGGTTCTACAAATATTACATTTGCTCAGTTCTCAGGTGCAGGTCAAATTAGTGCTGGTGACGCATTAACTAAAACAGGTAACCAATTAGATGTTGCAGTTGATGACAATTCAATTGAAGTATCAAGTGATGCTCTACAAGTTAAAGCATTAGGTATTACAAATGCAATGTTGGCTGGTTCTATTGCAAATGCGAAGTTAAGTAATTCATCAATCTCAATTGGTGGTATTACATTTAACTTAGGTGATACAGATGCAACGCCAGCTTTAGACTTATCTGATGCGACAAGTTATCCAACAAGTTCACTTGTAGGTACTATTGATAATAACCAATTAACAAACTCTATTGTTTCATTTTCAGATGACAGTTCGACAACAGTTGATATAGACTTAGGTGCTACTTTAGCAATTGCAGGAGGTGAAGGTATTGACGCAACAATTTCAGGTACAACACTTACAATTGCGGGAGAGTTAGCAACAACATCAAATAAAGGTGTTGCTTCATTTAGTTCTGATAACTTTGCAGTTTCTTCAGGTGCTGTTACAGTTACACAATTAGATGGCGGAACATTTTAATTTTTAAAAGGAATTAAATGGCTACAATTATAAAATTAAAAAGGTCAACATCAGCATCCAGTATTCCTACTGTTTCTGATTTAGTTGATGGTGAAGTTGCCTTAA